GATACTTGGTTAGTGTTTAGAATTCCTGTGGGTCTGGTTCGTTTAATGGGTCGGTGTAGTACTTCTCTGCCATGGCATCAACCCACGCAATAGCTTCTTCTTCAGTCATTGTTGCTCCTTGATTAGTTGATACGCTTCGCTCGCTAGCCTTGGTCCATACTTCTTGTACAGGTACATGATCGACCTAAACAAATCTATATGCTGACTTGGGCGTTGCTTACCCACTTCCATGCACAGGACTACTAGCCGCACAATGATCCAGTCCTCGGCGGTTATGGTTTTTAGATCGTAGTTCATTTCACTAAACCTCCCTTGTTGTTTAGACCTTTCAAGTCCTCGCGGTTGGTGACGAGGACGTAATTGCTTTTGTGCATCGGGGCAACGGTGCGCTTGACCTGTTTGGCTTGTTGTTCGCCGCAGGGTAGGCAAGTGGTGTAGCCGAGCCGGATGCGTTGGTGTTGGACAAAACCGCCATAACAGGCGGTGCAAAGATAGCGTGAGTCTTCGTGCATGGTCGTTCCTTATTATCGAACCTTACAGCTGTAAGGTTTTTTGGTTTGTGTTCAGCGGTCGCTGAACCGCGTTGCTTGCCGTACTGTTGTTATTATACAACGTATGGTGTTTGGTGTCAAGTTCTGTGAAGTTGTGCTATATGTTGCATGACGTATACGGTATACCCCTAATGTTCTGTCAGGGGGTGAAAAGTTATGTTGGGGGGATGGGCAAGTTCCTGATTCGCAAGTGAAGTTCTTCTATTCTGGTCAAAAAGGATAAGAGGGGGGAAAAATGGCAAGAGGGTAAAGGAACAATTAGTGAATGTTCTGTTTGGGTCAAAGGGCAAAATCCCCCCGTTTAATTTTGAGCAACAGAACATTTGAAAGTCAAAAAAAAAATATAATAGAATATAGTAGAAGATTGCAGAATATATCAAACTATGGTTTGCTATATTTTCACAAGGATTGCAATAAAGTGTCAAATACATAATGTTCTTGCAAGAGCGAACATTTGAGAACATTTGAGAACATTCTAACGTCATGGTTATTTTTAACTTAGCGAACATTTAAAAACAGGTCAAACAGAACATTAGAACATTAGGCAAACAGAACATTAGAACATTCAAAAGACAGAACATTTGAAAAACAGAACAATAGAACATTAGAACATTTGAAAAACAGAACATTAGAACATTCGCGTAAGCGAACAATAGAACATTTGGTTGGGGCACGCCGCCTCTCGTAAAACTATCATAGAAAAACCTTACAGCTGTAAGGTTGGAACTTGGCGCGGTGCATTTCACTGCGAACTGCATGGGACACGCCGCTACTCGAAGAACTATCATTTCACCCCTTGAGTTTAGAACCTTACAACTGTAAGGATTAGTTAGCTTGGCTTCGCCAAGTAGTGGACACAAAAAAGCCCGCAGGGTCGAAACCGAGCGGGCAAACAACGCATGATGCAGACACAAAAAAGCCCGCACAAGGCGGGCTGGTTCGGCAGAGGGGAGTAGTTATTCAGCTAGCAAGGTGACAAACCAGTCAACCATGTAGATAGTAAACACCACCAAAAACACGACACAAAAAACGTCAGCGAATTTTTTAGTCATTTTATTGTGGGGGCTTTCGCCCCCATCCTATGCTAAGTTATACCGAAGGGATCAAAGACTTGCCGAGCTTGATACGCTTAACAGCTTCTGCGACATCGAAGGACGGGTTTTCCAATTTCTGCAGGGCGGTAATAACCTTATCGAGGTTATCGTGCATACGTTGGAATGCCGTCTTAGTCTCGCGTGGGTCACCTGAACTGTCCGCCTCATCATCGTATAAGTACTTGCGGATATCGGTAAGATACTTATCGACTTTGTTTTTTAGCGTATTGCGATCATGCTTTTGTGCCGAATCCAACGTCTTAGGGTCTTTGGCAATGAGGGCTTGCTGATCTGCTGTAAACCCTGCAGTAATTGCGTCTTTGATACTGTTACGCAATTCGACATTGCCGCCTTTTGTTTCGGTTTCGAGCATAATCCCTCTGATACCATCGGCGTGGTAAATGTCAGCGAGCTTACGCTGTTTTTTATCGACCTGTTCTTTTGACTTAACGATATCGATAGTAGCGGAACGGGCTTGTGCTGATAATGCAATGATTTCGTGTGACATGATTTAAATCCTATTAGAGTTAGTTAGTACTTCATCGATCATTTGACCGACAACTGAATTATAACCCGATATATCAAGAAATGTCAAATAGTGTGATATTGTGGCATAGAGTGGTTGAATCAAAACCTTACAGCTGTAAGGATTTTCTGGCAGGGCAAAACCGAATCCGGCAGACCCACCGTACCCCGACCCGCCTTACAGGGTTCAAGTACTTGTCTCGCATATACCTACTATTCCGCTCAAATAATCACGTTTCCTAAGCGTTACTTACCTAAGTATATCTTTAGCTTCAACGCACGCCAAGCGATTTTTATTTTCAGCTTCATTGTTTTCTCCTTTTTCTATTTAGCTTGTGCGCACCCCACCCCCCTAATATAGGAAGACCCCCCATGCAAAAAATAGTACCGTCCAATAAAAAAATAATATAGAATTCGCCAAAGCGTCGGAACTTGTTTCACGTTTTAACGTAGCAACCTGCTTACGCGTAGGAACAACATGGCAATATCGATTACCCCCGACCAAGGGGTGCCCCTTGTGCCACAACCGGACGTGACTGACATGCACGAACGGATCAAAGCGCTTGCAAACACAGCGGATATACTTGCGGGCGAAGGGTTACCTATTGAATCTGGTCCAGAAGACCAACAGCTCTCTGCAGCACTTGCGGCATCCTACGCATCAAACCCCGAAAAGGCGTCCAAGGCTGTGACAAGCGTGAAAGCTGCGACACTCCCGCCTGCTGTACTAATACAGACACGCAACATCCTCGATGAATTCGGTTCGGCTGTGGTACGCCACTCCGTGGAAATACGACATCTCGTAACCAATAAGCTACTACTTGAGTCAGAGAACCCCGACCCCCGGGTGCGCATCCGTGCGTTAGAGCTGCTGGGTAAGATTAGCGACGTGGGACTCTTCACAGAACGCAGTGAAGTCACAATTACTCACCAGTCAACCGATGACCTGCGTCTTAAGCTGCGTGAGAAGTTCAACAAGCTCTTGGATATTGACCGCTCTGACGTGCAAGATGTGGTAGCTATCGATAACGACGTCATTGACCTAAACAAAGAGTTAGGTTTGTCCGATGAGTAGTGAAGCCCTCGACTTTACCGAGGAAGAAATTGAGCTGATGCTCGATAGGTTGGACGAGTTTTCTGCCCAAGAACAGGGTGAGCTGCTAAAAATAGCCGACGTGCTTGAGCAGCGCAAGCTTGCATCTGCTTGCCGCAATGACTTAATTGAATTTTGCCGGGCAATGGACCCTAACTATAAGGTTGGGCGTCACCACAGACGGCTTGCGGATCTGCTTATGAAGATGGAAAGGGGCGATGAAGACCGCATCGGCGTGTCTGTACCCCCACGCCACGGTAAGTCCCAGATGGTTTCGATCTATTTTCCTGCATGGTACTTGGGTCGCAACCCCGATAAGAAAGTATTGATGGTCTCGCACACGGCAGATTTGGCTGTGGACTTCGGTCGCAAGGTGCGAAACATCGTCGATAGCCCTGTATATAAGCAGATTTTCCCAACTGTGACGCTTGCTGCGGACTCTAAGAGCGCTGGACGCTGGAATACAAACGTGGGCGGCGAGTATTTCGCTTGCGGTGTAGGTGCTGCACTGGCTGGTCGTGGTGCACACTTCCTAATTGTTGACGATCCGTTCTCCGAACAGGACGTTTTGAACGGGAATTACGAGGTTTTTGAGAAAGCGTATGAATGGTTTACGTATGGTGCGCGAACTCGTCTGATGCCACAAGGAAAAGTGGCTATTGTGCACACCCGCTGGCATCCAAACGACCTGATTGGGCGGCTCGCTAAGGATATGTCACGTATAGATGGGACAGATCAGTATGAATTCTTCGAATTCCCGGCGATTTTTAACGAAAATACTCCAGATGAGAAGGCACTATGGCCTGAGTTTTACGACCTCAAAGCCTTACACCGAACAAAAGCTTCCATGCCACTATTCCAGTGGAACGCTCAATACCAGCAGAACCCCACCGCCGAAGAAGGTGCGTTAGTCAAGCGTGAATGGTGGCGCAAGTGGGACTCCGATAGCGCCCCGGGCTGTGAATATGTGATCATGACGCTGGACGCCGCAGCAGAAAAGAACAACCGGGCTGACTTCACAGCGCTACTTACGTGGGGCGTGTTCTCAGATGACACCCATACCATGGGTGCAAGTCACATTATCTTGCTAAACGCAATAAATGTACGGGTTGAGTTTCCAGAACTCAAAGAGCTTGCGCTACGAGAGTACAAAGAGTGGCAACCAGACTCGTTCATTGTGGAAAAGAAGTCTAGCGGCACGCCCCTATTCCAAGAACTGCGCAGATTAGGCATCCCTGTGCAAGAATTCACACCACATCGCGGTACAGGCGATAAAATAGCGCGTATTAACGCAATATCAGATATATTCAGGTCTGGAATGGTGTGGTATCCGGTGGGGCGGCGCTGGGCAGAAGAGGTTGTAGAGCAAGTCGCAGCATTTCCTGCATCGGATCACGACGATATGGTGGACTGTGTGTCTATGGCGCTTGCGAGATTTCGCAATGGCGGGTTCATACGGCTAGACACGGATGCAGAAGACGAGATTATGCGCCCACGGGTTGCGGCTTATTATTAAAGGTTGAACTAAATCATGGCTATTGAAAAATCACTCTACGCAGCACCCGAAGGCATTGGTCAGTTAAACCCCGACGGGCTAGACGATCAGACCCCCGAGCTAGAACTCGAGATTGTTAACCCAGACATGGTGCGTCTAGACGATGGTAGCGTGGAAATCACAATCATTCCCGGGCAAGAGCAAGAGATGCTCGATGGCGTTCCCTTTGATGCAAACCTTGCCGAATACATCTCAGATAGCGAGATGGCAACGCTGGTAACAGACCTCATTGCAGACTATGACAACGACATCTCAAGCCGCAAGGACTGGGAACAAGCGTACACCGACGGCATCAAGCTCTTGGGTTTAAAGTACGAGGAGCGCACAGAGCCTTGGCCCGGCGCGTGTGGCGTGCATAGCCCCATCATCGCAGAAGCTGCAGTGCGCTTCCAAGCAGAAGCCATAATGGAAACGTTCCCTGCCAAGGGGCCGGTTAAGACTCAGATCATCGGTGACATTACACCGGAAAACACAGATGCTGCGCAGCGTGTCGAGGACGACATGAACTACGAGCTGACCGAGGTGATGCGCGAGTATCGCTCAGAACATGAGAAGATGCTGTGGAACCTGCCTATTGCAGGATCTGCGTTCAAAAAAGTGTACTTTGACCCATCGCTTGGGCGTCAAGTAAGTATGTTTGTACCAGCAGAAGATATTATTCTGCCATACGGAACATCGGAAATATCGCAGTGCGAGCGCATCACGCACCGCATGCGCAAGACTATGAACCAGCTTGTTAAGCTGCAAGAGTCAGGCTTCTACCGCAGCGACATTGAGATCCCTGATGGTCCAGTGATGCAACCCGACGAGATCCAGAAAGCAAAGGATCAAGAGACTGGGTTCTCTGCAACATACGATGACCGCCCCCTCCTGCTTGAGATGCACGTCGAGATTGACTTGCCGGGCTTCGAAGACAAGAACGCAGAAGGCGAACCCACGGGTATCGCGCTGCCATACGTGGTGACTATACTTAAAGAGACTAACGTCATACTGTCTATTCGCCGCAACTGGGAACCAGACGGTGAAGATACTGAACCTGCACGCGATGTCGAGGGTGACGACGAGGAGGCATACGAGCCTAAGAAAGCACGTCAGTATTTCGTGCACTACCAGTACGTCCCCGGGTTTGGTTCATACGGCTATGGCCTGATCCACTTGGTGGGTAACTCAACGAAAGGTGCAACGAGCATCACACGTCAGTTAGTTGATGCTGGAACGCTAAGTAACCTGCCCGGTGGTATGAAGACCCGTGGCTTGCGCATCAAGGGTGACGATACACCCATCGCACCGGGTGAGTTTAGAGATGTAGATGTGAGTTCTGGCGCGCTGCGTGACAACATCATGCCGCTGCCATACAAAGAGCCAAGCCAGACACTACTGCAGTTGCGTGGCATCATCACTGAAGAAGCACAGAAGTTTGCTGCTGCACCGGATATGAAGATTAGCGACATGAGCGCTAATGCACCAGTGGGTACAACGCTCGCACTGATTGAGCGTAACTTAAAGGTGATGTCTGCAGTTCAGGCTCGCATGCACTTCTCGATGAAGCAAGAGTTAAAACTTCTTGCACGCTTGATCCGAGACTACGCAACAAGCCAGTACGGGTACACACCTGAGAAAGGCAAGCGTCGTGACCGCAAGGCCGACTACAGCATGGTTGATGTGATCCCAGTTAGTAACCCTAACGCATCTACTCTTGCACAACGCGTTGTTCAGTATCAGGCAGTGATCCAGCTTGCACAGATGGCACCACAGATCTACAACTTGCCAAAGCTTCACCGCCAGATGTTGGAAGTGCTTAACATCAAGGAAGCAGATAAGCTTGTGCCGCTGGAAGATGACCAGAAGCCGACTGACCCAGTAAGTGAGAACATGAACATCCTCATGGGTAAACCGGTCAAGGCATTCATCTACCAAGATCACGAGGCACACATCCGCACACACATGGCTGCAATGCAAGACCCACAGATCGCTCAGATCATGGGGCAGAATCCACAAGCACAGATTCTTATGCAAGCAGCGAATGCACACATTACCGAACACGTCGCTATGGCTTACCGCCAGAAGATGGAGCAGCAGCTTGGTATGTCACTACCTGAGCCAGATGCAGAACTCCCACGTCAGATTGAGTATCAACTGTCTGGGGCTATCGCTCAAGCCGCAGGTCAACTACTTGGTAAACACCAAGCCGAAGCACAGGCGCAGCAAAACGCTCAGATGCAGCAAGACCCCATCGTCCAGATGCAACAAGCAGAACTGCAGCTCAAGGCTAAAGAAGTCGAGCTTAAAGAAAAGCAGATCATGGTCGATGCCGCAACGCAGGCTGACAAGCTGGCACTTGAGCGCGAGAAGCTCAAAGCAGAAAACGAGCGCGAGGGTCTGAAGATTGGACTCAAGGCGCAGTACGACGAGAGTAAGTTAAAAGCTGATAATGAGCGCGATGGCTTGCGCATCGGGGCAGAGATTGCTAAGTCCCGCGAGAAGATGAAACATGAACGCCACAGACAAGATGTGGACAACATGCACCAAGCGCTGCAAAGCGAAAACAAACCTATGAAGGAGCCTAAGAAATAATGGACCTAATCGACGTTCTACGCAAAAAGCTACGTGAACGCATGAACGCCTTGGCTGATGATGTATCAACAGGGCGCTGTAAGGATTTTGGTGAGTACCAAAAACTCTGCGGGGTAATAGAGGGATTGGCCTACGCAGAGCGAGACCTGCTTGACCTCAAGCAACAACTGGAAGACCACGACAATGAGTGAAATCTTGATCGGTGCTAATCCTAACAACCCACAAGTTGTTGGGGCAGTAAACTTTTCAGCAACCGCTGAAGAGAAAGCAACACAACTCCCTAAACCTTCGGGTTACCACATCCTATGTGCTATCCCTGAGATCGAAAAGGAGTTCGAAAGTGGTATTGCTAAATCGGACGAAACCCTTCGTTACGAAGAGCTACTTACCACCGTACTGTTTGTAGTTGATCTTGGCCCTGACTGCTACGCCGATAAGACACGGTTCCCTAGCGGCCCATGGTGTAAGAAAGGCGATTTCATCTTGGTTCGCCCTAATGCGGGTTCACGTCTGGTTATTCACGGGCGCGAGTTTCGACTCATTAACGATGATACGGTCGAGGGCGTTGTAGACGACCCACGTGGTATCCGTCGCAAATAGGAGTAA